TCCAAACTATTTCTGATGGAGGGGCATGCTTGACCGCTGCGAGAACCCAGCTTCACCTTCCTTCCCGAACTATGGCGGAAGAGGGATTAAGGTCTGCGAAAGATGGTATGACTTAGCTAATTTTATTAGCGACCTGCCAGATGGGTTTGAGCCTGGTATGGAGATTGACCGCATCGACAACGATGGGGATTACTGCCCCCAAAATATCAGGTGGTCGACCAGAAAAGCCAATACACGCAACAGACGCAGCACAAGGCTTATCACCCACAACGGCATCACCAGAACATCATCAGAGTGGTCGCTGCTGCCTGGCGGCGCTCATAACCTCGTTTCTGAGAGAATTGATGATTTTGGATGAAGCGAAGAGCGTGCTGTAACAACCCCGGTTGCTGACAGGCATGAAAACATACTTCAGGCTCAGCAGAAAAGATGGGCCGGGCATGTGAAAAAGCCCAAGCGCGAGACTAACCCTAAAGCACCACGCACGGTGGAACTTAATGGAAAGCAGGTCACTGCACTGGATATATCAAAAATAACTGGCAAGCCAGTCACTCTCATCAGGAGGCAGCTTTTTGAGCTAGGATGGCCGGTTGAAAAAGTGATGAGTAAAAAATAAGGGCTTCGGCTCTTTTTTATTTTCGGAGATAAAAATGGCAGGACTTACCCGAGAACTTCGCGCTGAGCGTGAAGCGCAGACACAGGCTGACAATGACAGCATTCAGTGCGTCATGATGGTTCGTGATGAAGCTACGTACCCGGCACCACACACTGCTCAGGTTAACTCTGATGAAGTGCAGAATTACTACTCCGGCGGCTGGGTAGTGGGTAAAAGCTAACAGGCGATGAACGATGCTGACTCCTCAACAGCTTGCCGATGCACGCCGCTATATGGGCTATCCCATGACGGGTGACGCGTTGCCGGACGACCGTAGTGATGCGGCTTATGCGCTGGTCACGTCAGGTCGGTACCAGACGCTGGCGCACCGGCTGGCTTCGCTCCGGGCTGAAGAGGAAGCCATTGTGGTGAACTATCTGGCGACGCTGGCAGGTCTGGAAAGTGGTATTGCCCGTGCGGCAGACAATCTTGATACGGATAAGGCTGCTGTCTGGCAGCGAAACCGCTCAGAAGTGTCAGACCGCACGCGTCTCTACAATCAGTGGCGACGTCAGCTGTGCGGACTGCTCGGTATTCCACCGGGACCGTCGCTGGGCAATGGCACTACACCCGTTACCCGGTGCTGACATGGACGCGTATCAACTGGCCGCGAAGGTGAACCAGGGTAACGGTAAGGCGGCGAAACGTCTGGGCAGTATGGCCCGTCATTACCGTGCGACGTCACCATTCAGCCCTTTAAACGGAGAACCGCTGCAACAGCTCACTGCGTCATTCATCACCGATTATGGCTATATGCGGGCGGCACGGTTTGGTCAGACCGCCCGCATTGGGATCTTTGATGCGGCGGAATTTGAAGTGGGCGATATTCTGGTCTCAGCAGAAGGTACATTTTACGTGGCAGCGCTGCCGCTGTTACAACCCATCCTGTGTGTCAGATCTGAGCGGCTCGTCAGTATCAGCCGTACCTGTCAGGCGGGTTCCGGTGCCGGGCTTAAGGAGTACGGTGGCACCACCGTCGCGAATGAAACGCTCATCATGTCCGGCTGGCCAGCCAGTATTATTCTGAGCCGGGGCGGTGAGCACAGCCCGCTGAAGTTACCGGGTGAAGTGCGCAGCGCGTGGCATAACATCCTGATGCCAGCGTACAGGGAGCTGCCTGTGCATACGGGGGACTTTGTGACGGATGATACGGGTCATCGTTATGTCATCAGCGGCACCGAACTGACAGCCATGGGCTGGCGGTTCACTGCTTTACAGGTGACGGTATAACATGGCCAGCGTCGATGATGTCTCACATTTCCTGGCAAGGCGGGTCGCTGACGTGGTGTATCCCGGCGGCATTCAGTTACCCGGCATCGTTAATGCTGCGGTGAAAATCTATCCAGGCTGGCCAGTGTCTGGCGACTTACAGCAGGATATCGGGAAGGGCGGCGTTCACATCTCTGTATGGCCATTACCGGCAGAACGTAAAATTGGTAGTGCGCTGGGCAGGCCCTGTCGGGTCATTGCGAAAGGCAGACCCTCCCTTCAGATTACCGTAAACGGCAGCTTGATAGGCGTCTACGGTGTGGCTTCGGCGTTCACTAACGTGCGGGTAAGCCTTGATGAAAAGGAATTCAGCTTTCAGTTCAGAGCGGGAACCACGGCTGCACAGGTGGTTCACTCACTCACTGTATTGTTACCGCTGTCATTCATAGTGGGCAGCAAAGTTTGTGTCCTTATGGTTAAGCATATTAAGGCTCTCGTGACGACCGCAGGCACGGCGGTGAGGGAGTTGCGCAGGCAGATAAAAGATTTTCAGATTACCGTCTGGGCACCCACACCTGTGCTCAGAAACCGGATCGGCAGTGCCATTGATGTTGCTCTGTCTGAGCAGTGTCACATCGATCTTGACGATGGCGCGCCCGCGCAGCTGCTTTACGCCCGACAGTTCGATTCGGACAGGTCGGAAAACTGGCATGTTTACCGGCGAGACCTGATTTTCAGCGTTAATTACGCCACAACGCAGACCCTGACCGTACCAGAAGTTACCCGAACCGTTGTTACCCTTAACGGGCAGCAGACCACGCGGTAACACCTTTTCTTTTCAGCATCAGCTCATTAATCCGGAGTATTTATTCATGCCGATCTATTCAACCGGCGACCTCAACACGTCTGCATTAACGGCACCTGACCTTTACGTCCAGGTTGTTCCGCCACGAGCGCGTTATATTAACGGCGTGCCGACCGACGGGCTGGGGCTGGTGGGTGTGGCAAGCTGGGGGCCGGTTAACAGCGCTTTTCGCATCAGCTCAGATAACGATCTTGCATTTTTTCTGGGCACGCCGAAAGAACGGACGTACGACTTATCCACGGCCGTTGCCATTTCACTTCAGCTGGGTGCCTCAAACCTGAACTGCGTTCGCGTCACCAATGGCCGCGACACGCCTGCCAGTGGCAGGCTCTGTGAAAAGGCCGGTAAGTCAGCTCTGCAGCTGGCGGCACTCTACAGCGGGACGCGGGGAAACCGTATTATCGCGGGCATCGGCAGCGGAACCGCGGTTAACTCGAAAAAGCTGACCATCAGTCTGCCGGGAGTTAGTGCTGAGGTGTTTGATAACCTTACGGGCGAAGGCGATGCGCTCTGGAAAGCCATGGCTGAAGCGGTGAATCAGGGCCAGATGAATATCCGGGGTCCCAGCCAGCTTGTGCGGGCGACGGTTACCGAATCTGAAGCGCCTGCCCAGGCTGCGGTTAAAGAGGTCACGTTTAGCGGTGGAACTGACGGTGCGACCGGCATCACTGATGCTGTACTCCTCGGTACCGACAGCATTGAAGGACCACGTAAAGGCATGTATGCCCTGCGTGGCACTAACTCTCAGGTCATCAATCTGATTGATGTGACCGGCAAAGAGTGCTGGCCCGCAATGGCAGCGTTTGCCCGCTCGGAGGGTGCCTACATCATCGCGCAGGGCGCGGCTTCAGCCGGATGTAAAACCCTCTCCGAAGCACTCAACAGCTCAGGCGTAGACGACTGGCATTTCAAGCTAATCGTGGGTGACTGGCCATCCTGGAAGGACACTGCTAACGGTATCAACCGCATGGTTGCGCCGGCAACATTCGAGGCGGCGAATATTGCAGCCCGATCACCACATATTTCCACCCTCAACAAACGCATCCCCGGCATCATTGCCACCGAGCGGCAGCTTGCAGGGCGACCTTACTCGGTACCGGAAATCGGTGCCATAAATTCAGCACGCCTCGACGTCATCACCAATCCCTGTCCGGGCGGAAATTACTTCGGCATGCGGTCAGGGCGTAATACTTCATCCAATCCGACGCAATGCGATGACACCTACACCCGCATGACCAACTTCCTGTCGCTGACCATTGCGGCGAGCTTCGGCAGCGTGGTGGGTGACAATCAGACCACAGACCTGCGCCGGGAGACTAAAAGTACGCTGGAGTCCTTCCTGTCAAATCTTGAGACGCTGAAGATGATTGGTGATCCGAATGGCGGGCCGGCTTTCGCGGTGCGCCTCGATGCGACCAACAACCCGGATTCCCGCGTTGCGCTGGGCTACATGACGGCCGATGTGCAGGTGAAATACCTGAACGTTGTACGCTATTTCCTGGTGAACCTGGAAGGGGGCGGCAGCGTGTCCATCTCCGTCTCAAATGACTCACCCCGCTAACGGCTGCTGCACTCTTAATCCGGAGATAACCCATGCCAACTCTTGGCTATACCGTAGGCCGCGATATTGCTGTCGATATCAATACGCCCACGGGCAGGCTGCGCATTCCCAAAATTATCAGTTTTGACTCTAAGCCGCAGGTCTCGACCCAAAAAATCACGCCGCTGAATGGCATTACTGACGAACTGCAAATCCCCGTGGGCTGGCACGGCACCATCACGGCTGAACGTATGGACGCCACGCTTGATGACTTCTGGGCGAAGTGGGAAGACAACTATTACAACGGCATCGATCAGCCCCGCGGCACTATTACCGAAACCATCACCGAAGCGGATGGCACGGTCAGCGTGTTTCGGTATGAAGGTGTGTCGTTTCACCTCACCGATGCCGGGAACAAGCAGGGCGAGAAGACGGTGAACCAGACTCTGTCATGGACGGCAAACCGCCGTAAAAAAGTGAACTGAGGAATAAATAATGGTGCAGGTCAGAGTGCATGAAACGTCACCGCCCGCAGTGGCGGAATCTGCGGTGAAATCAAATCAGGTCAGGGATGCTGGTGGGCGCATCATTACCCTGCGCGAGCTGGACCCGGTGCAGGAATCCCGCCTGACGGTTGCGGTCGGCCCGGAAATGGCCATCAACGTGATGTACATGAACATGTATGCCTTTCCGGTTGCGGCGGTTGCTGACATTGACGGGGACGAATATCCGGTGCCACAGAACCCGAAACAGATTGAGAGCATGCTGGCCATCCTCGGTAAAAGCGGGCTTAAAGCGGTGAGCGCCTGGCTGCGTGAAAAGTCGAAAGAGGAAGAAGATGAGGCCACGGAGACCGCTGCAAAAAACTCGCACGGAACCCCGGGTTCATTAACCAGTGCTGGCTGATGAAGTCCGGGGTTCCGTTCAGCGTTATTTTTCCCAGCCTGACAGCGCTGATGCCCCATGAGCGCATTGCCATGGGTGTGGTCATTGGCGAGCTTGAGGGCGGTGCTTATAACTGGAACACGGGCAGGTGGGAGGAGGGTAAGTGATGGACCTTAAGCAGTTTGCGAGAGAACTGTCGTCTGCCTCAGCCAAAATCGCCGCTGAGCTTGAGCTGGGTTTCCATGCCATTGTCACAGAGATTGAGGAAACGGCAAAGGAAGAAATCGGGGTCTATCAGCCCGCTGTCGGGCCGTTTGAGGCATGGGCACCGCTGGCAGCATCGACGAAAGCTGAGCGCGTCCGCCTGGGTTACACCGAAGACGAGCCGCTTCTGCGTTCAGGCCAACTCAGAGACTCCATCGAGAGCGAGGTGACTGGTCTGGCGGCCATCGTCGGGACCAAAAGTGAAATTGGACTCTGGCAGGAAGTCGGAACCGACCGCATACCACCACGACCTTTCATCGGGTCGGCATATGGGCGTAAGATAGACCCGTTAATGGATGCGATTGGCCAGGCGATTTCGTTAGGATTCAAGGCTAATTGATAACTAAACAGCCAGGAGTTCGAGGTGGCTAGGTATGAGTTCCTAATAAATGATTAGTAACATAGTTCATTAACTACGAGTAAACTTCTAAGAAACTATAAGAGATGACTCATGCAGGATGAAGAAAAACGCCAGGCGGATTTACGCCTCCAACTGCAAAGAAGGCTTGAAAAGGTGACACCTGAGCTATTCGCAATGTTTCTCTATGAGAAAAATGTCCAGGCGGTACACTGTGTGATGTGTGGGCAAGAGGATCTTGGTACGCCTCAAGCTGAGATTATCGAAACCGGACCAAACGGATCGTCATCGAGAGCATATGTTGACTACATTAAGCTTACCGGAGGCGGGGCACCATATTCATTGGCGAACTATCAATATCGTTTGATTTGCAACACCTGTGGATTTACGATTCATTTCGCTGCTTATCCCGTTATCAAGTGGATTGAAGAACGAGATTCCAAAAATGGCTGAGAAATTCAAAGACAATATTTCTGTTCTACCTCTGCCAAATATGCGTAATAAGAACGGTGGTGAGCCGCCGAATGGAGGTGATAGTATGCTCGAAAAACGGGTTGAAAAACTTGAGCAAGACTTATCAGCGATGAAGGTTGATTTGGCTATTATTAAATCAAACTATGCAACC